AAAGCGTGGTCCTTATTCTTCGGTGAAATGCAACAATTACGGGTGACTTATGCTTGGTGCTCTCGGCTCCGCCCTTGGCGGTTTCTTTGGCCCCGTCGGCTCCGCAGTCGGTGGGTTCCTTGGCAATTCCCTTGATCGCAAATCCGCCGCCTCTGACGCTCGTCAAGCTGGCGATTCCGAATACGCTCGACAAAAGGAGTTCGCTCAGATGGGCATCCGGTGGAAAGTTGCCGATGCAAAAGCTGCCGGCCTCCACCCTCTCGCTGCTCTCGGCGCCCAGGGGTCGAGTTACTCCCCCACGGTCGTGATGCCTGGCCGTCCGTCGGATGATGGAATGATGGAGATGGGACAGAACCTGATTCGTTCTAAGATGGCCACTAAAACCATTGAGGAGAAAATGCTTGAAAACGCAACCATTCGAAACGCTCAGCTCCGCAATGAACTCTTGGAAGCTCAGATTGCATCTCTCCGTCAGCCCTCTGGCCCTCCCATGCCGGATGCTGTGGGTGTGGCTCCAATTGGTGCCGTACAGATGGAGCCGTCAAAGGCAATCTCATCCGCCGTTTCCCGTCCCCACCTTGAAGCAGCTCCTATTCCTGGTCTTAAGGACGTGCGTATCGGTGGTGGTGCCTCTCTTCGGCTACCCAGCAAAGAGGTATCAGAATCATTGGAGTCTCTTCTTCCAGGCACTGCAAACTTCGTCACCGGCCTCTCTGCCGCCCGCGAAGCAGTCCACGGCCCTCAAGCGCCAGCGTCGAACCTCCTCCCCAAAGGCTACTACTGGAAGTGGTTCCCGTTGTCGCAATCGTTCCGAGCAGTCCGCTCAGATTCCCCTCGCACTCGGTCCCGAGGTGCAAGTGGTTCATGGTAATTCGGGCAATCAGGAGTCAAATCATGCGCTATCGTCGCCGCTCGTTCTCTCGCCGTCGCTCGTTTTCCCGGGGCCGTCGTCGGCCCATGGTGCGCCGGATTGGCTACCGGATGTGAGCAATGCATGCTCTGCAAAAATCCGTATGTCAAGGGCATCATGCCCTTCCCCTGCGGTCAGTGCATGCCCTGCAGGCTCAACCGCCGTAGACTGTGGACCCACAGACTCATGCTTGAATCAGCCAAGCATGAGTTTTCTTCCTTCTGGACCCTTACCTACGACGACTCCAACCTCCCTATCGGTGGTACCCTTGTCCCAGATCACACGCGCAACTGACTCAAACGTGTCCGTCGAAAAATGGCGGACCGCGCTATCCGCTATTACCTGGTTGGTGAATACGGTGATGAGACGCATCGTCCTCACTATCACGCGGCCCTCTTTGGTGTTTCTACGCTCGACACTGCTCCTGGTGAGTGTTGGGAGTATGGCTTACATCATGTGGGTGACCTCACTCTTCAATCAGCTCAGTATGTGGCTGGCTACGTAACCAAGAAGTTGACAAATCATGACAATCCTCTCCTTGATGGTCGTCATCCTGAGTTCGCTCGGATGTCTCTTCGTCCTGGCATTGGCGCTACCGCTGTACCGGACATCGCCGAAACGCTCTCAGACGTTCACGGCGCCCGTCTTGTGTCTGCTTTGGGCGACGTCCCTACTTCCCTTCGCCATGGCCGTCGTTCTTTACCTCTCGGTCGTTATTTAAGGAGCAAGCTTCGTGAAGAAATGGGATTCGAAACCTTCGGTGGGCAAGATAAACCGGAGGCTCTTCGCAAAGAAGAAATGCAATCTTTGCTCGATTCTGCGGGCAGTCGCGCGGCGTATGTCGCGCAAAAACCATTCATTGATCGGGTGAAAATCCGTCAAATCGAAACCAAGTCCAAAATCTGGAAAAAGAAGGCCTCATTATGAAACGCTCAAAATTCTCTCTTTCCCATTACAACCTCTTTTCAGCCGATATGGGTGAGCTTATCCCTATTGGCCTTACTGAAGTCCTTCCTGGCGACACAATTCAACACTCCACTTCGATGTTGCTTCGTGTTTCTCCTCTTCTCGCTCCCGTAATGCATCCGGTTCACGCCAGAATCCACCACTGGTTTGTTCCGAATCGTCTCGTTTGGGATGATTGGGAGTCTTTCATCACTGGTGGCGAGGATGGCATGGATGCTTCAGACTTTCCTACGATTACTTTTGGGGGCGGCACTGGTGCTGCTGTTGGCTCTCTCGCTGATTACCTCGGAGTGCCACCACTCGTCAATAATATCCAGGTGTCTGCTCTTCCTTTTCGGGGCTATTCTTTGATTTGGAACGAGTGGTATCGCGATCAAGACCTTCAAACGAAACTTGTTATCGACAAAACGTCTGGTGCAGACACCACAACCAATACCGCGCTTCAGAAGGTTGCTTGGGAAAAGGATTATTTTACTTCAGCTCGTCCATGGACTCAGAAGGGGCCTGAGATTACTGTCCCTTTTGCTGACAATGCTCCTGTTGCTTTCGATGCTGCCGCTGGAACGCGCATCGGTGTGTTTTCTACCATCGCCAATGCCGGCCGCACTATTTCCGCCAATGCGGGTGATTCCAATATTGTTCAACTTGGCGCCAGCGCCGAATCAGATCTTCTCTATGCCGACCTGTCCTCTGCCTCCGCTGTCACAATCAACCAACTCCGCGAAGCATTTGCCCTTCAAAGGTATGAGGAGAACCGCGCTCGTTATGGTTCTCGATACACCGAATATTTGGCATTTCTCGGTGTCCGCTCCTCTGATGCGAGACTCCAAAGACCCGAATACCTTGGAGGTGGTAAACAGGTCATCCAATTTTCGGAAGTCCTTCAGACTGCCCCTGAGTCCGGCGATGGAGTTGGAAATTTGCTTGGCCATGGGATTGGAGCGTTGCGATCTAATCGCTATCGAAAGTTCTTTGAGGAGCATGGCTATGTGTATAGTTTCCTCTCAGTTAAGCCAAAAACCATGTACGTCCAAGGTCTCCACCGCACTTGGAATCGACGAACCAAGGAGGATTTCTTCCAAAAAGAACTCCAACATATCGGACAGCAGGAAATCCTGAACAAGGAGCTTTACGCTGCTGGTGCTCAACCCGATGGTGTCTTTGGTTATCAAGACCGTTACGACGAATACCGTCGAATGGAATCCGGCGTTCGTGGCGATTTCCGCACCACGTCTCTCGACTTTTGGCATTACGCTCGTATTTTCAGCTCCGCTCCCGCCCTCAACTCCTCGTTTATCACTTCGGAACCTACCAAGCGCGTTAATCAGGTCCAATCCAAGGATGTTCTTTGGGTGATGGCGAATCATTCTATCCAGGCGCGGCGTATGGTTGCCAGTTCTGGCTCTTCTTTTATCAAGTGAGGCGGCAATGCTCGATCAAAATGGCCATGAAATCCCGGATGCAACCCCAGTTGCACGACCCCTCAAAATTTCCACCCGCCCGTCCTCCCTTGACGAGCTTAAACAGCTCCTTCGAATTGTTTCCCGAGAGGCAGAGCAATCCGGTACCGAATCCTTTGAGGAGGCTGAAGACTTCGATGTCGGCGATGATTCTGAACCCTATTCTCGATGGGAAATTCCTTCCGATGAAGACCTCCAGGGCTTTGTGGAGCAGCTCCGAGCTGAACGCAATAATCCGCCGCCGGAATCAGCTCCTTTGGGCGCAGGAGCGCCTGCATCTGGCGTACCCCCAAGTCCCCCTGGAAACGCTCCACACGTACCTCCAGCGCCCGTCCAGGCGCCTGCAACTTCCTGATAAACCTCTTTGAGCCTATGCCCTCCAACCCTCTTTCAGGGGGTATGGGGGGGCTTTAGGTCCCCCCATGTCAACCTCACCCTACCAATGGCCCCCTGTTCCTGGCACAGTACCTGCCTTGATGTGTACTGTGCTAGGTGACACCAACCTACACAAAATCTCATGAAAAAATCTTCTAGACCTTACAGACGGGCCGGGCGCGATGTCTTCCCCATCGCTAACCGACCAACGGTTGCCCCGCCCGATGGTGTCCGTCGCCGATCGCAAAACCTCCTGTGGGCTCCTCCGGAGCCAGTGGTCCTCCCCGTTGATCGGCGACTCTTCAACCCCTCTCCGGCCATTGTTCGGCCTGCCCTCCGATTCTCTGGCCGCCCAGCTCGTGTCATAGCCGCTCCCCTCAAAAAGCGGTCATCTGCCCCGCAGCTCTACACTCCGCCTCAGACTTCCGCC